ATTACCAACATATGAACTACAGTGTGAGCTCTTTGAATACTCTGCTGAGAAGTTTACAACAGGTGTTAAAGATGTTGATCGCTTTGAACAGATCTATGGACCACAAGTTGTTGTACAAATCCAAGGTGGTACTATTGGATACGCAGCAGGTGATATCGTAAAACAAATCATTTCTCCAAAGATAGAATCTTCAGCATCAGCGACTGCAACGATCTCAGGAGGTTCAGTTGTTGATACTACAATTACAGTTGCAGGGTTTGGCTACGTACAACCTGTAAGTATAACATTCTCTGCTCCTGCAAACGGTGGTATACGCGCTGAAGGATTATTAGTATTGAACAATCAAGGATCAGTAGTAGATATTAATATTACTGTGCCGGGAACAGGTTATACTGTTGCGCCAACGATTTCAATTCCATCTTCACCTGAACCAGATATTGAAGAAGAGAACGTAACAGGCGAAGTTGCTAACTTCATTGAGACTCAAGCACGAGTTGTTGGCGGTGTCAATCGTATTGCAAATCTTTATATTGCCTCTTCAATGTCGACTGACGGAACAATAAGAACATTTACGCCAGGAAGTATAATCAACTTAAACAATACTGCAAATACTGGTTGGACTATTACACGAGTATATAATATTGACGATCCTGATTTATACATACCTCAAGAACCCTTAGCTCAGAATGAAATTTTTGAACAAGCCGGTCAGGATATAATTGATTTTTCAACTTCAAATCCATTTGGTGAACCATAATATGTACACATTATATTTAAAAACTCATAATGTAACTGGTTTAAAATATCTTGGTTATACTAAAAGAAAAGATGTGCAAAAATACACTGGTTCTGGCGTGTACTGGTTGCGTCATATTAAAAAATATGGTTACGATGTTACAACTAATATATTAGGCGTATATGAAACTGAAAGCGAACTTAAACAGTATGGTCTTTTTTATAGTAATAAGTTTAATGTAATAAGTAATAAAGCTTTTGCTAACTTAAAAGAAGAAGCTGGAGTGTCTGGCAAATATTCAGATGAAACCAAAGAAAAAATGAGTATTAAAGCTCTGAATAGAGTTAAAACAATCGGGCCACCAAAAACAGCATGGACTAGTGAAAGCATGACTGCGCTTAATGCTATAACTTGGGCAAATCCAGAAACGCGAAAAGCTAGATCTATGGGTATAAGTAAAGCATTAACTGGAAAAGTATACGGACCAAGAACAGAAGATTTTAAAAAACACATGAGCAAAGTTCTTACTGGTAGGTCTTATGGTAAAGGTATAAAACATAATCTTGTAGAAAAAACTTGTCCTTATTGTCAGAAAGTTGGCAATGGGCCTAATATGACTAGATATCATTTTAATAATTGCAAAATACAAAAACGGACAAATTAAAAATGTTTAACCAATATTTTTATCATGAACATACAAAACGAGCTGTTGCCGTATTTGGTACATTGTTCAATAATTTAAAAGTCACAAAGCGTGACTCAGCGGGTAATATTCTATCTACGATTAAGGTACCATTATCATATGGTCCTCGTCAGAAGTTTCTTGCGCGCATTGCAGACGAAGCACATTTAAATGATCCTAAGTTAGCGATTCGTTTACCTCGCATGTCATTTGAAATTATTGCGTTTACATATGACTCTGACACTAAACTACAAAAGGGTACTGTTCGTAATCTACCTTCTACTAGTCCAACATCTCGTCAAACGATTTTGTATCCCGTAACATATAAACTTAATATTCAATTAAACATCTTGTCAAAAACTCAGGATGATGGTCTACAAATTTTAGAACAGATATTACCATACTTTCAACCTGAATATAATGTAACTGTTAAGAACATTGATGGTAACTTTAAGTATGATATGCCTTTTACGCTTGAATCTGTAACGATGTCGGATGACTATGAAGGTGACTTTGTACAACGCCGTGCTATTATTACTACACTTGAGTTTGAGACAAGAGTACAATACTATGGTCCTAAGTCTGCGCTTGGTCCAATCATTAAGAAGACTGAAGCCTCCTTTGCTGGATCTTCTTCAGCAATACCAATTCAAACGATTAAGATTGAAGTATCTCCTTCAACTGCAGGAGAAAACGATGTGTATTCTCTTGTAACAACATATACAAATCCTATTCCAGATCGTACACTTGTAACAATAAGTGGATTGACAGGCGTATTTCAGGTAGGAGAAAATGTTATAGGTACTACGTCAGGCGCTGTAGGTCGTATAACAGCAATAGCCGGAAGCTTAATTACAGTATCAAATCCCGATGGTTTCTTTGAAGAAGGTGAAACGCTTGCAGGAAATACTTCTTCAGCATCAGCAACGATTGCTTCGCTTGTGAATGAAGTAGACCCAATCATTAATATTATTGAATCACCATTATATCCAACTTATAGCCATGACAACACCTAACGAAAAAGACGTACAAGATGATTATGAATTTGCTAGGTCTAAATACTACGAACTTGTAGAAAAAGGTGACGAGGCAATTAGTCTTATGCTTGACCTTGCTCGCGAATCAGAGCATCCTCGAGCGTTTGAAGTCTTATCGACAATGATTAAACAGAATGCAGAAATTGCAGATCGTTTAATGGAACTCCAAAAGAAAAAGAAAGATGTTTCTCAGACGAGTATCGTAAAAGGTGAGAAACCTCCCTTGACTCAAAACAACGTATTCGTTGGCTCATCGACAGACTTGCAGCGTATCCTCATTGATAAGATGAAGGCTACTATTGCTGCAAGCGATGAAGTCATAGACGTAGATGACGATTAATAATAAATTATTTTAAATTATGATTCACTCGTCTAATTCCTCAAGTGTTACAATGCTAAACCATGATACGGGATACAATGGTAACCCACAGGTCAAGCGTGATGGCGTTCAACAACAATGGACTGCAGAAGAAGTAACTGAATACACTAAGTGTATGAAGTCGCCTCAATACTTTGCTCATACCTATGCTAAAGTTATTTCTCTTGATGAAGGTTTAGTACCATTTAATCTGTATGCATACCAAGAGAGAATGTTTGAACACTTTGATTCAAATCGATTCTCGATCGTTCTTGCATGTCGTCAGTCAGGTAAATCCATTAGCAGCGTAATCTACATCCTCTGGTATGCTATATTCCATCCTGAAGTCACTGTCGCGGTGTTAGCAAACAAAGGTGCAACAGCTCAAGAAATGTTAGGTCGTATCACATTAGCACTTGAAAACTTACCATTCTTTTTACAGCCGGGTTGTAAATCGTTGAATAAGAGATCTATTGAGTTTTCAAATAACTCTAAGATTGTATCAGGTTCAACCTCAAAGAGTTCTATTCGCGGTATGTCCGTTAACTTACTCTTCCTTGATGAGTTTGCATTCGTAGACAACGCTCAAGAGTTCTATACATCTACATATCCTGTGGTTGTAGCAGGTAAGAACACTAAGGTTATTATTACCTCAACTGCAAATGGTATTGGTAATACATTTCATAAGTTATGGGAAGGTGCTGTACAAGGCACTAGTCAGTATCAACCATTTCGAGTTGACTGGTGGGACGTTCCTGGACGTGATGAAGAATGGAAGAAGTTGACTATATCTAACACGTCAGAACTTCAGTTTTCACAAGAGTTTGGCAATTGCCTTGAAAGTTCTTCTCAAATTACAATTTGTATAAATAAAATTGTATACGATATAAGAATAGGCGATTTGTATGACGCAATTAGAACAAGAGAAGAGTGTGGTTTATCTATTGACGAGGAAGTCAGACTTAAAGCAATACGTTGGTATAACCTTGGCCATGAGGCTGAAGCAGCGGATGGGTGATCATAAAAGGTCTAAGCGTTTTATTGGTCATGAATTTGATATTCAAGTACTTGAAGAATCGTTTGATCGATCTTATATAGAAAATAAAGAATCACATTATATTGCTGTGTATGATACTTTTAACAATGGTTTAAATGATACCGAAACTGGTAAAGGCTGGGGTCATTCTTCACCAAAGTTCAATACTTTAGGATACATTTTTTCCGACAAATCTCGTAAAAAGATGTCTGAATCTGCCAAGAAAAGGTGTGTTGGGAATCTTGAAGTAATGTCAGAAAGATCTAAGAAAACGTGGCAAAGGAAAGAGTACAGAGAACATCAGTCAAAAATACGTCAAGGTAAAAGGTTAAAACCGCCAAAGCTTAGTGATGAACTAGTAGATGAAATACGTGTTTTATACAAATCTTTGATAAAGTCATATGAACAAAAATGTGAAGATTATAATAAAGAAGCTGTTAAATTAGGAAGAATGTTATCAACACCACATGGTATATTCGCAAAAGAGTACCATAAAAATTATGGTGTATCGTCAACAACTATTAGAAATATAGTTCTAAACAAAGCACGAACTAAAATTTTACCAGCATTATATAATGACAAACATACAAATACTAACACCTAATGGTTTTAAAAGTTTTGACGGTGTCAAAAGATATTGGCATGATAAGTCTTTGCGCTTTGATTTTGAAGATGGATCTAGTTTAAAGACTGCGTTTGATCATAAGTTTATTGTTGATAACTCTGAGGTGTTTTCTAAAGATATTGTTGTAGGTCAAAATATTGGAAAGCGAGTAGTATTAATAGAAGTTATTGATCAAGGCGAATACTTCTATGATCCTGTCAATGTTGATGGTGGTAGAATATATTCACATGATGATATATTAGTATCTCATAATACGTTCCTTGGAACAGGAAATACGCTTATCTCGGGTAATATATTGCTAGGCCTAAAGGCAGCCATGCCTATCTACACTCAAGATAACGTCAAGGTTTATGACAAACCTGAAAAAGCACATCAATATATGATCTTTGTTGATGTAGCAAAGGGACGAGGTCAGGATTATTCTACGTTTAACGTAATCGACGTTAGCGTCAAGCCATTTAAGCAAGTCGCTGTTTATCGCGATAATCTTATATCTCCATTACTCTTTCCTGATATTATATATAAGTATGCGAAAACGTACAATGAAGCTTATGTTATTATTGAATCAAATGATGCTGGACAAGTAGTATGTAATGGGTTATACTACGATTTAGAATACGAGAACGTATTCATCGAATCAGCACTAAAGGCCGATGCTATTGGTGTTAATATGAATAAGAAGATTAAACGTATTGGTTGCTCAAACATTAAAGACTTAATTGAACAAAATAAGCTTACAGTTGTTGATTCCGACACTATCCTTGAGTTATCAACGTTTGTTGCAATGGGCGCTTCATATGAAGCTAGTCCTGGAAATCACGATGACTTAATGATGAACTTAGTATTGTTTGGATGGTTTGCTACTACACCATTCTTTATCAATGAGACTGATATTGATATTAAAACACTGATGTTTGCTGAACATCAAAGAATGATTGAGGACGATTTAGTTCCATTTGGATTTACTGATGATGGATTAAATGAAGTTGCAGAAGAAGGTGCGTTTACTGCTGGAGGGGATGTCTGGTCTACCGCTTGGGTATCTGATAAATACTAATGATAGGATATCCTTATTTATAAATAATAGTATGAGAAACCACCTTATAATGCAAATCTTATTAACTGTTTCCACAATGAAGGGGAATAACACATGGCATTTCTAGTCTCGCCTGGTGTTGAGGTTAAAGAGATTGATCTAACCAACGTCGTACCTGCTGTATCGACTTCTATTGGTGCAACCGCGGGCGCTTTTGCCTGGGGTCCTGTATCAGAAGTAGTTACTGTAGGTTCGGAGAAAGAGTTAGCTACAATCTTTGGCAAACCCAACGATAACACCTATAAGTATTTCATGCCTGCCGCTCAATTTCTTCAGTACGCAAATGCTCTTCGAGTAGTTCGTACGAATAATACTGGTCAGCTTAACGCTGCTGCCGGTGGAGTTGGCATTTTAGTTAAAAACAAAGACGATTTCGAAACAAAAACTTTTGCCGCAGACTCTGATGGTGAAGGCTTTGAATTCGTAGCTAAGTATCCTGGCGCTCTTGGTAACGCAATTAAAGTATTAGTTGTTACATCAACTACTGCGTTTAATAGTGTTGGCTTTAACGATTACGCCGACAAGTTTAACAGTGCACCGGGCACATCAACATATGCAGCAGCTCTTGGTAAAACAACTGCCGCTGATGAAATACATGTTGTTGTAGTTGATGCTACTGGCGCTTGGACTGGTACAGAGAACACTATCCTTGAGATCTACGAAGGTCTATCACAAGCATCTGATGCTAAACGTGATGATGGTACAACTAATTACTACCTCGATTACATCAATTCTGCTTCCAAATACGTTTGGGCTGCACGTAGTGATGATGAATTAACCGATGCTGGTAAAAAAGTTTCAGAAGTAACTACATCCTTTACTACATCTAATACTGTTTCAGAGTATCAATTAGATGATGGTAGTGATGGCACTTCTGCTCTTGCCTCTGCTGGTGAACTTGCAACTGCTTTCGACTTCTATTCCGATGCAGAAACCATTGATGTAAATCTCATCATTGGTGCTGATGTTGCTGGAACAGATGCAGTATCACATGCAAATGCTGTTATTGCTGTTGCTTCTGGTCGTAAAGATGCTATCGCTTTTGTTTCCCCTGCTATTAGTAAAACAGTTAATAATTCAATTGCTGCTGTCGATGTAAAAACTTGGGCTGACTCAGTTACTTCAAGTTCGTATGGTGTAATGGATTCAACTGCTTTGTACGTATACGATAAGTATAATGACAAGTATCGTTGGATTATTGCAGCTGGCGCAGTTGCTGGTTTATGTGCTTATACTGATAACGTTTCAGATCCTTGGTTCTCTCCAGCTGGTTTCACACGTGGTGTATTACGTGGTGTAACTAAGTTAGCATTGAATCCTAAGCAAGCTGAGCGTGATGATTTGTATAAATCTCGCGTCAACCCAATCGTTTCTTTCCCAGGCGAAGGTATTGTATTGTACGGTGATAAAACTGCACAAGCTAAACCATCAGCTTTTGATCGAATCAACGTACGTCGTTTGTTTATTGTACTTGAGAAAGCAGTAGCTACTGCATCAAAGTTCTCATTGTTCGAATTCAACGATGAATTTACTCGTGCTCAGTTCCGTAACTTAGTCGAGCCGTTCTTGCGTGATGTTCAAGGTCGTCGTGGTATTAATGACTTCCGTGTTATTTGTGATGAAACAAATAATACTGGTGATATTATTGATACCAATCGATTTGTAGCTGACATCTACATTAAACCAGCACGTTCAATTAATTTCATTACACTAAACTTCATTGCTACTCGCACTGGTGTTGAGTTTACTGAATTAGCTGGCCAATAAGGAGATATAGAAAATGGCTATTCTTGGAGTCGATGACTTTAAATCAAAACTAGTAGGTGGTGGAGCTCGCTCAAACCTATTCAAGGCTACAATTAACTTCCCATCATATGCAGCAGGCGACGTTGAGTTGACCTCTTTCATGTGTAAGGCAGCTCAATTGCCAGCATCAATCATTGCACCGATCGTGGTTCCATTCCGCGGTCGTCAATTGCAGATTGCTGGCGATCGTACATTTGAACCTTGGGTAATCACCATCATTAATGATACTAACTTCTCTGTACGCAATGCATTTGAGCGTTGGAGTAATGGTATCAATAACAATAAGCAGAACACTGGACGTACTAACCCAACTTCATATCAATCCGATATGATTATCGAGCAACTCGATAAGTCTGGTTTAGTTGTTAAGCGTTATGACATTCGTGGTTGTTTTCCAACGAACATTTCTCCGATTGAAGTTTCTTATGATAATGAGAATGCAATTGAAGAATTTACAGTTGAGTTGCAAGTACAATATTGGGAATCTACCTCAAGTACTTCGTAATAAATAGTATTGACAGGGAAGGATTAACGTCCTTCCCTATCTTACTTAAAGGTGATATAATATATGGCAGATGAAACACAAAATGGATTTTCCCTGTTTGGTTTTGAAATCAAACGTAAAAATCAAGAAAAAGAAGACCTAAAGAGGTTATCTTTTGTCGCGCCTGATGACGAAGAAGGCGTTGGAACAGTTGTTAATGCTGGGGGCTACTTTGGTTCATATATTGATATGGACGGCGCCGGCGTTAAAACAGAAAAAGATCTAATTCTAAAATATCGCGATATTGCTCAGCAACCTGAATGCGATGCTGCAATCGAAGATATTGTAAATGAGTCTATCGTCTCAAATGAAGACTCTGCACCAGTTTCAATTATATTAGATGATCTTGATCAACCTGACAAGATTAAGAAAATGATTACCGATGAGTTTGAAACAGTTGTTGAACTGTTAAACTTTAATTGGAATGGCCATGACATTTTCCGCAAATGGTACGTTGATGGTAGAATCTATTACCATAAGATTATTGACCAACAGAATCCTAAGAGAGGTATTCTAGAGTTACGTAATATTGATCCAACTCGTATTCGTAAGATCCGCGAAGTAAAAGAAGAGCGTGATCCAAAGACTGGTGTAAAATTAATTAAAGGTGTAAACGAATATTACGTCTTTCAAAATGACGTGATGTCTAAGTCTCAACAAGGACTAAAGATTGCAAAGGATTCTATTTCATACGTTACGTCAGGTGTCACTGATGCATCTCGTAAGAAAGGGTTATCCTACTTACATAAGGCAATTAAGCCTGTTAACCAATTAAGAATGATGGAAGACTCATTAGTCATCTATCGTTTAGCTCGTGCTCCTGAGCGTCGTATATTCTATATTGACGTTGGTAATCTACCAAAGGGTAAAGCTGAAGAGTACATGAAGAACATCATGGCCAAGTATCGTAATAAGATGGTCTACGATGCTAATACGGGTGAGATGAAAGATGATCGTAAACATATGTCTATGTTGGAAGACTTCTGGCTGCCACGGCGTGAAGGTGGTCGTGGAACAGAAATTACTTCTTTGCCAGGTGGTGAGAACTTAGGCCAGATTGATGATATTGTTTATTTCCAAAAGAAACTGTATAAGTCTCTTAACGTTCCAGTATCTCGATTAGAAGAACAACAACAGTTTAGTCTTGGTCGATCTACAGAGATTACTCGAGATGAGTTGAAGTTCCAGAAGTTTATTGATCGTCTTCGTAAAAAGTTTTCAATGTTGTTTATTGATGTGCTTAAAACACAACTCATTCTGAAAGGTATTGTTACCGAAGAAGAATGGCTTGAAATGAAGCAAGACATTAATGTTGACTTCTTACAAGATACTCATTTTGCTGAGTTAAAAGAAGCCGAGTTAATGGCATCTCGACTCGGTGTTCTTCAAGACGTAGATCAATACGTTGGTAAATACTTTTCTCGCGAATGGGTTCGTAAAAACATCTTACAACAAGATGATGAACAGATTAAAGAAATTGATAAACAGATGGAAGCTGAAGCAACTGAGTTTGCTGAAGACGAAGTTGTTGAAGACGAACCACCTCCACCTCCACCTCCACAAGAAGTTAAAGTGAAGATTGAGCATGGGGCAACAAAGTCTACTGTTAAGAAGTAAAATCGTATAAATAAAAGTAAAAGAGGAATATATGACTAGTATTAATGATTTAATTTACGCCCTTGATTTAGGTGATATGTCTACTGCTGGTAATGCTTTTAGCACAGTAATGGTAGATAAGATCAACGATGCGTTGAATGATAAAAAGATTGAGATTGGACAAACTATGATGGGTATTACTCAGGAAGAAGAGTCTAATGAAGAAACCTTAGAGGATATTAACGATGATGAAGTTTCGGGAGTTTCGGACTAACGTTAGTGAATCTGTCGCCACTAATGCGATAAGCGTAAAAACCTTTAAAGTTGGAAAGAATAAGAAGTATGAGGCTGAAGTAAAGAAAGTTGGGTTAAAGTATATTGCCATTATAGATGGTGATGAGCTCGACAAGTTTAATTCAGCAAAGGAAGCCGAACAGGCTATTAAAGATTTTTCAGAATTGATGGGAAAGTAAATGGCAGCGTATAGACCAATTGGAGTAGAAGTTGCAGCACCAACATCGAGTGGTACTGCTACTGACGTAAGCTTAGCGAACTCTGTTAAAGTAACAAACACTGCAACATCAGTTCAATTAGTTACTTTAACTGATGCTGATGGTGCTACTATTGGTAGTATGAGTCTTGTTGGTGGTGAGACTATTACGATTGATAAACAAAAGACTCAGAAGTTATTTGCAGCTGCAAATACTGTTAAATTTGCACCAATTACTCAGGTAAGATAATGTTACTCATTACAGAACATTTAGAAGACGTACAGTACGTTACGGAAGAAGTTGGCGGTAAAAAGAACTCCTTTATTGAGGGAGTTTATATGCAAGCCGATAAACCGAACCGCAATAAACGTATCTATCCAAAACATATTTTGGAAGGTGCAGTGAGTAAATATGTAACAGAGCAGGTTGCAAAGGGCCGCGCTGTTGGAGAATTAAATCATCCAGAAGGTCCAACGATCAATCTGGATAAAGTATCACATCGCATCACTGAACTCCGTTGGGATGGCAGTAATGTGATAGGTAAGGCGCTTATATTGGATACACCTATGGGTAAGATCGTAAAAGGTCTTATGGAAGGTGGAGTACAATTAGGCGTCTCAAGTCGTGGAATGGGTAGTCTTGAGCAGAAAGATGGAATCTCAGTTGTAAAATCAGATTTTATCTTGGCCACCGTAGACATCGTTCAAGATCCTTCGGCTCCCGATGCATTTGTAAACGGGATTATGGAAGGTGTTGAGTTTGTTTATGAGAATAACATTTTAGTTGCTAGAGAAATTGAAGTTACGCGAAATATTATTAAAAAAATGACAACTAAACAGATTGCTGAATCTCAAACAAAGCTATTTAAAGATTTTTTAAATAATGTTTCAAAAAATCTATAATGTTACAAAATAAGTATTACGTTTATGCTTTAATAGATCCAATTAATAGTTTACCATTTTACATCGGTAAAGGGTGTAATAATAGAGCATGGCAGCATTTAAAAGATAATGAAACATGCAATAAAAAGAAATTAAATTATATAGCACTTGCTAATAGAATTAGATTTCCAATGTCAGAAGAGCAAAAATTAAAGCTCTCTATATGTAACAAAGGTAAAGTATTAAATGATGAAACTAAAATAAAAATTTCTAATACGTTAAAAGAAAATTCTTTTAATATAGAAAAAACCGTTTTATTGGAGTTGAGAAAGAATCATACAATTAGCGAAATTGCTAAAATGTATAACTTATCTATATCACCAATAAAACGCTTGATTAAATTGTATGGGATCCAAACGAGATAGTAATTATCTTGTCTGAAATTGAACGGTATGAGACTGAAATTAAACGCGCATCAAAGTCTGGACTTGCAGAAGCTCAGATCAAAGTGTTTAAAGATTTCCTCTCAAAACTTTAACTCACAGGAGTATAACGAATGTTCAAAAACGGTAAAAAAGATACGTTAATTGACGACGAACTCCACAATGAAATCGATCAGGGAACTGAAGATGGAACTGTGGACGAAGGCGTTGACGAAGCTTTTGATCCGGCAAATGCACATACTCAAGCTGTAGCTAGTGTCTTAGCCGCAACGAAGGTAGGTCCAGGTCAGAAATTGCGCAAGGGCGATAAGTCCAATGCACAAGCTTCTGAATTGCCAAAGACAAAAGCCGGCATGATTAATGCTGGTTATCAAGCATTGTCAAAGTTAACAAAAGAAGAATTGCAAGTTAAGCTTGCGGATATCTTGGGTGAAAGCTCTGATGAATCAGAAGTTGAAGTTGCTGAAAGCACCTTTGACGAAGATCTCAAAGCATTGGTAGAATCTGAAGCAACTCTTTCCGAGAGTTTCAAAGAGAAAGCCGAAGTAATTTTTGAAGCAGCTCTGAAGTCTAAGTTAGTCGAGCACGTAGAACGTCTCGAAGAATCTTATGCAGAAGAACTTGCTGAAGAAACTGCTACAATCCAAAAAGACCTCGTAGAGAAGATTGACGGTTACTTGAATTATGTAATCGAAAACTGGATGGAAGAGAATAAAGTAGCGATCGAAAATGGTCTGCGTACTGAAATCGCTGAATCCTTCATGAGCGCTTTACATGGTGTATTCACTGAACACTACATCACTGTTCCTGAAAGCAAAGTAGATTTGGTTGATGAATTGACCACTTATACTAGCGATCTAGAAGAGCAGTTGAATGCATCTGTTCAACGTGGTATTGAGTTGACTGAACAAGTTAACGCATTATCTCGCGAAGTAATTATTCGTGAATCCGCTACAGGCCTCTCAGAGTCCCAAGCAGAAAAGCTAAAGTCTTTAGCTGAAGGTGTTGATTACGAAGGTGTTAATTCTTTCATTAAGAAAGTATCAACCATCAAAGAATCATACTTTAAGAAAGAAGTTGTCCATACAGTCGACGAAGCATCAACCCTGAATGAAGGCGCTGCTGATGAAGTATCAGTATCCCCAATGATGGAACGTTACCTCGCCGCCCTTAAGAAATAATCCATAGGAGAATACCTAAATGTTTAATGCAGAAAATCTAATTGAAAAGTGGAGCCCAATACTAAATGCTACTGAAGCCCCATCACTCAACGATAAGTTTAAAAAATCAGTAACAGCTCAAGTTCTCGAGAACACAGAGCGTGCTTTGTCTGAAGAGCGTCATCAACAGCAGTTCATGGTTGAGTCAGCTCCTACCAATTCCACTTCTGGTGGTACTGGTGCGATCAACAACTGGGATCCAATTTTGATCTCTTTGGTTCGCCGTGCAATGCCTAACCTAATCGCTTACGATATCGCAGGCGTACAACCAATGACTGGCCCAACAGGCTTGATCTTTGCAATGAAGTCTAAGTACAACGACAACGCTAGCCGTGTTTCAGCTACTGAAGCATTGTTCAACGAAGCCGATACTGACTATAGCTCATCTTCATTCAATGGTACTACCGGTACTCCAAAGAATGGTACTCACGCTGGTGATTCTTCTTCACTGCCAGGTACTGATGTAGTTCCTTCTGGTGGCGATAGCGTAGCTGATAACTTCGGTTTCGGTGGTGGTATGACTACAGCTCAGGCAGAAGCCTTGGGTGATGGTTCTACTAACGAATTCGGCGAAATGAGCTTCACAATCGAAAAAGCAACTGTAACTGCTAAATCCCGTGCACTCAAGGCTGAGTACACAATGGAATTGGCACAAGATTTGCGCGCAGTTCATGGTTTGGATGCAGAAGCTGAATTAGCTAACATCCTTTCAGCTGAAATCTTGGCTGAAATCAACCGCGAATTAGTTCGTACAATCAACTCACGTGCTAAGTTAGGTGCTTTGCAATCTGACTTGACAGCTAATGGTATTTTTGACTTGGACACCGATGCAGATGGTCGTTGGTCAGTTGAGAAGTACAAAGGCTTGTTAGTTCAGTTGCAACGTGAAGCTAACCAAATCGCTAAAGAAACACGTCGTGGCAAGGGTAATTTCATCCTTTGTTCATCAGACGTAGCAGCTGCTCTTTCAGCTTCTGGTATGCTTGACTATGCTCCAGCTTTGGCAGCTAATGGTAACCTACAGATTGATGACACTGGCAATACATTTGCTGGTACATTAGTTGGTGGTATCAAGGTTTACATCGACCCATATGCTTCAGTAAATTATATTACTGTTGGCTATCGCGGTGCTAATCCTTACGATGCTGGTATGTTCTATTGCCCATACGTTCCACTCACAATGGTTCGTGCAGTTGGTGAGAATACATTCCAACCAAAAATCGGCTTCAAGACACGTTATGGTATGATTGCTAACCCATTCGTTGGTTCTTCTGCTGGTAACGATACTGGTGCTATTCGTAGTAATCAATACTATAGAATATTTCGGGTTGACAATATCCTCGGCGAGGGTTAATCAACCAAGTAATCGAAAGGTTACTTTGTAAAACAAAATGGGGCTTCGGCCCCATTTTTAATTTTCGATAAGTATAAATAGTATTGAGGAGATTATATGCCATACGATACAAATATTAGTTACGATGAAGGTGTTGGTCCTGCATTAGCAGATGGTCCTTCATTTGTTGCGCCTAATTCGTTTAGATTACTCATTGATTCAAAGAAATATCCTAACACTGAGTTCCTCGTACAACAAGTTACTTTACCAGATATTTCAGTTGAACACGCACCATTAAACCTTCCTCGTCGTAACATTGGTATGATGGGTGATAAGGTTAACTATGGTCTACTCGAATTAACCTTTTTGATTGACGAAGAATTTTTAAACTATTTAGAAATTCACGATTGGTTATTAGGTATGGTGACAGAAGGAGACGAAGGTGTTCGTAAAGTGCGAGACATGTCTCTTATCGTTTTAAATAGTCACAACAATAAAGCTCGAGAATTTAAGTTTGTTAATGCTTATCCAACAAACTTGTCAGCGTTACAATTTGATGCTACAGGTACATCAATAGACTACCTTACAGCAAGTGTAACATTCAATTATTCATATTATAAGATGATCTAACATGTTAATAGAAGACTTAAAGGTTGCTTTGGCAACTACAGTAGCATTTAAAATTAAAGCACAGAAGTTTCATTGGAATGTTATTGGACCAAACTTCCAACAATACCACAAATTCTTTGGTAAACTATATGAACAGGCTGAAGCAGCAACTGATATAATTGCAGAAAATATTCGTTCAATTGGTCACTTTGCACCCGGCTCATTTGCAGAGTATATGGAACTATCTGACATTGACGATGACATGGACATCGATTCAATTGATCCAATGGTAATGATGACTAAACTCTATGACGATGTTGAGTCAATGATTGATACTCTTGAGGACGTATATCGATCTTCTGAAGAGGAAGAAGAATGGAATGTTTCTGATTTTGCTGCTAGTCGATTAGCTGAACTCAAAAAGAGTTCTTGGATGTTAGCTTCTTTTTTAGGAAAACAACGCGGCGCATAGTAGTATAAATAATTTTGTAATTATAAAATGATGGAGTACATGAATGATAAAGCTAGAAGATATATTAGAAATGTGGAAAAAAGACTCGCCCATTGATGAAATGAATCTCGATGCGGCGAGTATCCAATCAGCAAAACTCCACTCAAAATACCTAGAGTTACTCTCAATAACAAAGCTTTTACAACGCCGTCGTGAGATGGAGTTTCAAACTTTGCTTAAAGATAAATGGCTATGGTATAATGGTAAGATGACTAAAGCCCAGATTGACGAAAAGGGTTGGGGTTATGATCCAATGTCAGGCTTAAAGGTTTTAAAAGGCGATATGGATTACTTCTATAATAGTGACCCACAGATTCAAGCTGCTAAAGGTCAGATTGAATATATTAAAACTACAGTTGAAACTCTTACTGATATTATGGAAAATATCAAATGGAGACATCAAAACATTAAGAATATGATTGATTGGCGTAGGTTTACCTCAGGCGTATAATGTCTTCAATACTCAAGATAAAGAAAAAGAATCATACTTTCATTACTGTTGACGCCGAACCGTCGATCTTAAATGAATTGGTTGATCATTTTCAGTTTTTTGTTCCCGGATATAAATTTATGCCGGCATATAAGAATAAGATGTGGGATGGTCGTATACGATTATTTGATTCTAGAACTCGGCAGTTGTATGCAGGGTTGTATTCTTATCTAAAAGAGTTTGCTGCAGCAGAAGGTCGTGAGTACGAGATTGAATTGCTTCATGATGCTTATTATGGTTACCCTGATACTACACAAGAAATTGATTTAGAGTGGATGAAAGACATACACTTAACATCAAAGGGTACTATTATTGAGCCAAGAGATTATCAATTAGATGCGGTGTTACACGGATTAACTCATAAGAGAGGGATGTTAATATCTCCAACTGCATCAGGTAAATCTCTTATCATCTACTTAATGCTAAGATGGTACTTAGAGAATAATGATAAAAAGCGTATTCTTATTATAGTACCCACAACATCACTTGTTGAGCAATTGTACTCTGACTTTGCAGACTACTCTGAGTATGACGATGGCTTTAACAAAGAGATGGTACATAAGATATATGCTGGTAAGTCTAAGTTTGCTGAGACTGAAAGAGTTATTATTTCTACATGGCAATCTATATACAAGATGCCGGGAACATGGTATAATCAATTTGGGTGTGTTATTGGTGATGAGGCTCATAACTTTAAAGCTAAATCGCTTATGTCTATCTTAGAGAAGATGCATGATTGTGAGTATAGGTTTGGTACTACTGGTACACTTGATGGTACGCAAACTCATAAGCTTATCCTTGAAGGTTTGTTTGGACCAGCGTACTACGTAACTACGACCAAAGACTTGATGGACTCTGGTGCTTTGGCTCAGTTGAAGATCAACGTATTACTATTAAAGTATCCTGAAGATATCTGTAAGGTAGTATCAAAAGCAAAGTACCAAGATGAGATTGACTTTATCGTTCAATACGAGAAGAGGAATAAGTTTATAAGTAATCTTGCATTAGATCAAGATGGTAATACCCTCGTATTGTTTCAATATGTCGAGAAACACGGTAAACCATTATACAACCTGATAAAAGAAAAGGCACATGAAAGGCGTAAGATCTTCTTTGTATCAGGCGCTACTGATGTAGATACACGCGAGCAAGTAAGACACATTACGGAGAAAGAAAAGAATGCTATTATTGTCGCCTCAATGGGCACATTCTCAACTGGTATCAATATTAGGAACATACATAATATTATATTTGCATCGCCATCTAAGTCGCAGATCAGAGTACTACAGTCGATCGGCCGTGGTCTTCGTAAGTCAGATGATGGGCGTGATACTGTATTATTTGATTTGGCAGATGATTTGCACTGGAAGAGTAACAAGAACTATACACTAAATCATGCTGCTGAGCGTATAAAGATATACACTAAGGAAAGATTTAATTACACTCTACATGAAGTTCCACTATTATAAATAATAGTATACATGAACAATAGGATTTAAATGATTGAGTTAGACGCTGAAAATATTAGACATGTTAAATTATCCTCAGGTGAAGAAGTAGTCGGATATATCTCTGCTGACACCTCAGGTAAGATGTTACTTGTACACTCTCCAATGAAAGTAACTACTACATTAAACGAGAAGGGATTCTCATTCTTCTTTGTACAATGGCAACCATTAGCAAAAGGAGAAGAGTGCTTAATCAACCCTATGCATGTTATCTCGACTGTTGAGATTGCCAATGATATTAAAGAGAAGTATGTTCGATTAGTACTTCAACTTAGAGAGCAAGAAGATTTAGCCGAAGATGAGTTTGAAGAATATGATCTTGAGCCAACGGGTGCTAAGTCAACTACATTGCACTAGTATATCCCCTTCCGTACAGACTAGTCTTTATTATACCACAATCTCAGTGGTTTGTACAGGGCTAAATGCAAATAAATTTAAAATAATCCTGTCTTTTTTCTACATACTGTGGTATAATAGTAGTATGAATAAAACTACATGGACTCAACGATGATTTTAAACAGAGCAGACATAACTGAATTACTCAATACTCTCGTAACTTTAAACATTGATAGCTTTAAATTGATTAAGAATGATACGTCAGGTATTGGATATACCCTTGACATTGAACACGACATTAAAAATAAAGATAACGAAACGGTAACAATTGTTACTCAAGTAGTTGGAACTGAGGACTGGTGAAATGACAAATGAAGAAGTAGTAATAACAATTCCAAAGAAGAAAGCTTTACATTATGTTAATAATAAACAGTTTTCTTTGGCTGTTGTTGATTATGTAAAACTCGTTAGACAAGCTCAGAAAGATGAAGCTGAGATTCCAATTGTACCTAACTATATTGCAGAATGCTTTCTTAAAATCTCTGAAGGGTTATCCCATAAGTCAAACTTCATTCGATACACTTATCGTGAAGAGATGGTAATGGATGCGGTTGAGAATTGTTTAAAAGCTATTCTTAACTATGATATTGATTATGCTACTCGTACAGGTACACCTAATGCATTCTCATACTTTACTCAGATTTGTTATTTTGCATTCCTTCGTCGATTAAGTAAAGAAAAGAGACAACAGGATATTAAGTTCCGTTATATTGAACAATCAGGTATTGAAGACTTCATGCAATACGATGAAGATAATGGTGCTGAGATTAGTCAGAATCGTAACTTCGTTGATTCACTACGTGATCGCATTGGTCGAGTTCGTGAACACGATAAAGCACTCAAAGATTTTGCTACGATTGAGAACATCAAAGTAAAAGGTGTAGGTAAGAAAAAGAAGAAGTTAGATGAAAATGGCAATGAGATCTTAAACGGGATTGAATTGTTTATGGGGTAATATAAATGAAAATTGCAGTCCTGAATGACACTCATTGTGGTGTTAGAAATAGCTCGGACATATTCCTTGAGTACCAAGAAAAGTTTTACAGAGATGTCTTTTTTCCATATCTTAAAGAGCATGGAATTACGCAGATCATACACCTTGGGGATTACTACGACCATCGTAAATATGTAAACTTTAAAGCTCAAAATCAAAACCGTAAAGTGTTTCTTGAACCGATGCGTGAGATGGGTATTACTATGGATATTATTCCAGGTAACCACGACGTCTATTACAAGAATACAAACGAACTCTGCTCATTGAAAGAGTTACTCGGTCACTTTAAAACTAACGTCAATATCATTATGGAACCACGAGTCATGGACTATGATGGTCTTCGTATTGCATTAGTTCCATGGATTAATAATGAGAACTATGGCGAAATGGTGCGCTTTATTGAAAACTGTGATGCAGATTGGCTAGGTGCTCATCTTGAGTTAACAGGATTTGATATGATGAAAGGTGTCATTAATACTCACGGTATGTCAGCTGAATTGTTTAATCGATTCGAGATGGTAATGACCGGACACTTTCATACAAAATCTCAACAAGGTAATATTAGTTACCTTGGATCACAAATGGAATTTACGTGGGCCGATGCTGGCGATCCAAAGTATTTCCATGTGATTGATACTAAGACTCGTGAGATAACTCCTGTGCGTAATCCTATTACTATGTTTGAAAAAGTCCTGTACAATGACAAGGAAATGGATTATAATGGATATGATGTATCAACATTAGAAGACAAATTCGTAAAAGTTGTTGTAGTAAACAAAACTGATGCATTCTTATTTGATCGATTTATTGAGAGAATACAACATGCTAATACACATGAACTCAAGATTGCTGAAACATTTGATGAGTTTATGGGTGAGAACGTTGATAGTGAATCCATTTCAGTTGAAGATACAACTCAACTACTTGATTCATATGTCGATGCAGTTGAAACAGAACTTAATAAAGAAAAAATGAAACACCTCATGCGTGAATTATACGTAGAAGCTTCAAACATGGAGATTGTTTAGAGTGATAGTATTTCGTTTAATATTATGGAAAAATGAAAAGATATACGCCTGCATATAAATCTTACGCAGGTCAGGTACATAGAGCTTCTCAAAAGGTTTATGAAAAAAATAAAGATATCATAAACCCAAATAATTATAAAAGGACTATTTGCGGTGTTGAAGATGGATACCAATTAGATCATATAGTTACAATTAAACATGGATATGAAAATAATATTCCAATTGAAGAAATGGTAAAAATCGAGAATTTACGAATGTTACCATGGAAGAAAAACTTAGAACGAAATCGTAAAAATTAAATTAGAGGGGCTATATCATCATTATCTTTAAAAAAATATCATGGCAGAATTTCTTATCAACCGGTGATAATCCTATTGTAGTACAATTAGATCGTAGTCCTACGACGCTTATCGTTGGTACAAATGGTAGTGGAAAAAGTACTATGCTCGATGCATTGTCGTTTGGTCTTTTTGGTAAAGCTCATCGTGATATTAATAAGATGCAATTGGTAAACACTATCAATAATAAAGGTATGTGTGTTGAGATCGATTTTGACATAGGTCAACATAAATTTAAGATCGTTCGAGGTGTTAAACCTACTAAGTTTGAGATTTGGCAGAATGGTAACATGATCAATCAAGCTTCGGATGTACGAGATTATCAGAAGTTCCTTGAGCAGAACATCCTTAAGTTGAACCATAAATCGTTCCATCAGATTGTTGTATTGGGATCATCTTCGTTCATTCCCTTTATGCAACTTCCTCCGTACATTCGTCGTGAGGTAATTGAGGACCTACTCGATATTCAGATCTTTAGTAAGATGAATAACATTCTAAAGGAAAAGTCAGGTAAGTTAAAAGAACTCATTCAGAATGCAACATATAATCTTGATGTTATAAAAGAAAAGGTTACTATTCAGAAGAAGTACATCAAAGATATTACTGAGATGAATGATGAACAGATCCGACAAAGGAACGATTCTATTGTTGCTTTACAGACTGAGATAAAAGATTTAGATGCGCAAAACATTACGTTAAATGATTGGATTACTGAACATCAAAAGGGTTTACATGATGAGATTAAACGAAACACTGCAAAGAAAACCACGTTACTGCAATATGAAGCGCAGTTCAAACAACAAATCGGCACAGTTGTCAAAGAAGCAAAGTTCTATGAAGAAAACCATAGTTGCCCGGCATGTACCCAAGATATTAGTCCAGACATTAGACACTCGAAACTTGATTGTGCAAAGTCAAAGGTCAAAGAGTTACAAAAGGCAATGGCGGATGCAAATACCCAGTCGGCTGATTTGGAATCGACTCTTGAAAGGCTCACTACTCTTGCGGAGCAAATACGAGAGAAAAACAATAATGTGTCTATTAACAATCACACAATCTCTCGGTTGCATGGACAAATACAAAATATCGATACTGAAATAGCATCACTCCAAGGTAAGACTGGAGATCTTTCAGTTGCAAATTCGGAGTATGAACAGTTCTTGCTTGAAAGAGATAACCTATCGGATGTAAAGAATCAATTACAAGAAGAACGTATATACAATGATGCTGCAGGAGAAATGTTAAAAGATACTGGTATTAAAACAAAGATTGTAAAAGAGTATCTACCTGTTATGAATACTCTTGTGAATAAGTACCTTAATGTGCTGGACTTCTTTGTGTCGTTTCACCTTGATGAGAACTTTAATGAAGTTATTAAATCTCGTCATCGTGATAATTTTAATTATTCTTCATTCTCTGAAGGTGAAAAGATGAAAATAGATTTAGCATTATTGTTTACATGGCGTCAGATTGCTCGTATGAAGAACTCAACAAGCACAAATCTACTAGTACTTGATGAAACATTTGATTCTAGTTTAGATAACGACGGTATCGATAACTTAATGAAAATTATTAACGGCCATGATAGCGATAATACAAACATTTTTGTGATATCGCATAAAGGAGATTTGCTTGATAATAAGTTTAGATCAACAATAAAATTTGAAAAGCACAATAATTTCTCTCAAATGCAGTCTGAAAGATAATCCCTTATAGATCAATAACTTAGACTGTATCATTTTAGACACAGTTGCAAAATAGTCCTGTACAGGCTGCAGGATCAGTGGTATAATAGTTCTATTGAATAAATAAGGAATATTATGAATCAAAACTCAAAATCTACACTTGCTAAGCTTTTAGCTCGTGAAAATATTACGATACAGCATGGCTTGTATCGTACTGCTTTCTTTGATGTAGAGAATAGAGTATTAGGTCTACCTTTGTGGAAAGACAAAGGTAAAGATATTCAAGATTTGTTGATTGGTCATGAAGTAGGTCATGCATTGTATACTCCTGCTGAAGGCTGGCACGATTCTAAAACAGAAGTGCAGAATATTCCAAAGGCATTTCTTAATGTTGTTGAAGATATTCGTATTGAGAAGTTAATTCAACGTACGTATCCAGGATTAATTGCATCATTTAAACGTGGGTACTCACAGTTGAATAGTGAAGACATCTTTGAAATTAAAGATAAAGATGTCCAAGCAATGAATTTTATGAACAGGTTAAATCTTAAAAGTAAATTAAGAGACCTCATTGATATTTCGTTTTATGAAAGTGAAGTACCGTATTATGAAATGGCAATGAGCGTAGAAACTTGGGATGACACTGTGCGTGTTTCAAAAGCACTTTATGAGTATATGCTTAGTTTGCAAGACGACAAACAGAACACTACTTTTGAAGAAAGCGATAGCAGTCATCATGACCAAGAAACAAGAAACAACGATAATGAATCACCCAATGATAATAGTATTGAGAGTGAAACTGAAAAGAAAGCTACTGACGATTCTCTTGAGGATTCAGATTTTTCTTCTGATAAGGAAGGCGAATCGAATACTGAAAAATCACAGGAAGTCAAATTAGACGAGAATAAAGACCCTTACTCAAGTATGTCAAATGAGCAGTCTGAACCTCAAACTAATTCTATTGACGATATTGAAACTGATTCATCATTCCGTAATAACGAATCAAAGTTGCTCGATACTGACGAAAAGAATAGAATGCCATGTTTAATTCGTGGTTTGAATTCATCTCAATTAAAAGATATTCTTATACCATTTGAGTTATTAAAATCATCTCGTCAAGAGCGATATGAGCATATTGAAAAGATTAGTCGTATTGATAAATATAATGTAGATGCTCAGTATAAAACCTTTATGGATGAGAACACTAAGGCAGTTAACCTTATGTGTAAAGAGTTTGAAATGCGTAAGGCAGCTTATCAATATAGTCGCTCACAAACATCAAAATCAGGATCACTTGATGTTACAAAGCTTTATAGTTATAAGTTTAGTGATGATATCTTCCGTAAAGTTACTCGCTTGGCAGACGCTAAATCTCACGGTATGATTATGTTAGTCGACTATTCAGGTTCAATGCATAACGTTATGCCAAGCGTTATAAAGCAGATTTTGAATCTTGCCATGTTTTGTAAAAAGGTAAACATTCCATTTGATGTATATGGCTTTACAAATATTGATTCCGATGATGGTCGTGAGAAGTCATACACTAATCTCATTGCAGGTGATATTAATCATAGATCAATTATGTTAACGCATCAATTATCGTCTTCATTTTCAAAGCAAGATTATGCATTAGCTTATCGTCAAATGTTTAATCAATGCTGCGAAACATCACACAATTTATTTGGTCATGGTCCTTCATCATGTAAATACGATCAACTTGGCGGTACTCCATTGAATGAAGTACTTACAGTTATGTCAACATTAGTAGATCAGTTTAGAGCTAAACACAATATACAAAAAGTGATTATGACTACTCTTACTGATGGTGATGCTCAATACATGTATGTAAAACGTGATCATAACTTATATTATGATACGAATGGTATAGTAGTTGATTTGAAAAATAAAATGATTAAAGCCAAGAATCAACGTGAAGTAACAGATAACTTAATTGATAATTTACGTAAAAATCACCAATGTATTACTCTTGGATACTATCTTTCAGGTAATTCAAATGCTTTCCGAAATGCGGTTACGAGAGCAACGAATACATTCGATTGTGAAAAATTAAATCTTGCTCGTAAACAGGCAAACGCAAATAAGTTTGTCTCATATGATAACACTATTGGTTACGATAGATACTTTATTTTGAAAGCTGAAAAGGGTTATATTGATACTGATAATGAAGAATTCGAAGTAGCATCTAATGCTAAAGCTTCTGATATTCGTCGAGCTTTTAAGAAGTTTGCCTCTTCAAAGAAGACAAATAGGGTTCTAGCTGCTCAATTTGCTGAAATTATCTCATAAACCCTTACTGGACAAGGGTTCAAGACTGTGTCTAAAATGATACAGTTTTGAAAATAGTCCTGTACAGACTGCCCGTACTATGGTATAATAGTACTATTAAATGATGAAGAAAGTGATTATATTATGATGAATTTAACAGTACCACAATCCGCAATACTTAATCAACTCGCTGCTAGCGATAAAGTTGAATTTACTCCAAAAGAACTCGTAGCATTATCCGATAGCATGGGCATTGCTCGTGCTGAAGTATATCGCCTAATTAAGAATACACCAAAAACTGGTAGAGGGATATATAATCTATCAGCATTAATTCTACCATTACGTGGTGTTGAAGTTGAACAGCCCGTTATCACTAATGAAAAGAAACCTACTTTGTCAGCATCTTCAGTCCAATCAATTACCAATGACGAAGTGTTTGTTCCTTCAGTTGACAAATACTACATTCACTGGGGTAACTATAAAGACATTGAGTCAATCGTTAAATCTCAAGTGTTTTATCCTACGTTTATTACTGGTTTGTCAGGTAATGGTAAAACAACAATGGTTGAACAAGCATGTGCTAAAACAAAACGCGAATACGTTCGCGTACAAATTACTCCTGAAACAGACGAAGACGATTTGATTGGTGGTTTCCGCTTGATTAATGGCGAAACAGTTTTTGCAAAAGGACCTGTACTTAAAGCAATGGAAGCCGGTGCAGTGCTTTTGCTTGACGAGATTGATCGTGGTTCAAATAAGATGATGTGTTTACAAGGTGTGCTTGAAGGTAAACCAGTTCTCATTAAGAAAACAGGACAGATCGTACACCCTGCTACAGGATTCAATATTATTGCAACTGCAAATACAAAAGGCAAGGGTTCAGAAGATGGTCGCTTCGTAGCAGCAACAATTATTGACGAAGCATTCCTTGAGCGTTTTACAATTACAGTTAACCAAGATTATCCAAACATGGCAATTGAAAAACGTATTGTTTTAAAGCATATGGAAAAGTACGATTGCCTTGATAATTCATTTGCAGATATGCTAACCAATTGGTCAGATACTATACGTAAGACATACGAAGATGGCGGTGTAGATGAGATCATCTCTACTCGTAGACTTTGCCATATTGTACAAACTTATTCTATCTTTAAAGATCGTAGCAAATCAATTGAGTTGTGTGTTAACAGATTTGACGCCGATACAAAGGCAGCCTTCATTGATCTATACACTAAAGTTGATGCTTCAATTCAACCATCAATCATAAGTGAACAAAGTGATGTTGAAGATAGACTTACTCAAGTAATTGATAACGCATTAAATACAGAGGTGAAATAATGACAATTGGAATTAAATTTGACGGAGACAAACCTGACTACTCATTAGTGCCATTTGCGGCACTTGATGAAGTAGTAAAGGTATTAACCTATGGCGCAAAGAAATATGATCGTGACAACTGGAAACATGTAGATTCAGTTCGTTATCAAGCAGCACTAATGCGCCACTTCTCAGCATATATGCAAGGTGAACAATGTGATAATGAAACAAACATTAATCATCTAGCGCATATGGCGTGTTCAGTTCTTTTCCTCTTGGCAAAAGACCTTGAAACAAAAGTACCTCTGGCAATTAACACAACTTCAAAAGAATATTTGACAGAAACCCTGTACAATACTAAAGATATGTGTTATAATTATACTATCAAATCATAATATTAAGGACCAATGATGAATCTATCACATGACACTATCGCAATTCTAAAGAACTTCGCTTCGATCAATAGCAACATTGTATTTCGATCAGGCTCAGTTCTTAAGACTATGGCTGAAGCAAAGAACGTTCTCGCTTCTGCAACCGTTACTGAAGTATTTCCCGATGCTGAGTTCGGTATCTATGATCTCAATGAATTCCTTGGTGTACTCTCAATGTTTGATACACCTGAGCTAAAATTCTCTGAAGATATGAACTCAGTTTCACTTGTTGAAGGCAAGCGTTCTGTTAAATATTTTTTCTCAGATCCCTCTATTTTGACTGCTCCAAGCAAAGATATTAAAATGCCGGAAGCAGAAGTAAAGTTTACGTTGTCTGTTGATGAACTCAACGCTCTTCGTAAAGCAGCATCTACACTTGGTGTAAGTGACGTGATTATAACTGGAGTAGCAGGATCTACTACAGTAGTAGCAAACGTAACTGATGTTAAAGATCAAACTTCTAACTCATTCCAAATTGAGTTATCAAATGTAGAACGTACGCCTGATGCTTTTAGTTTTATCTTTAACATTGCTAACTTTAAATTGATTGCAGGAGACTATAATGTAGCAGTATCTTCTAAATTAATTTCTCACTTTAAGCATGCCACGCTTGGAGTTGAGTATTGGATCGCGTTAGAAAAATCTAGCACGTTTGGCGAATAAATATCTTTTTTAAAACTGTCATATTCATATAGGAGTTAACATGACTGAGCAAGTACAACAACCCCAACAAGAGCAAGAAGCACCGTCTCTTACCCTTAACGATCTAGGCGCAATGATTCAAATCATTGATGTATGTTCAAAGCGTGGTGGCTTTGAAGGTGCTGAACTAGAATCAGTAGGTATCCTACGTGGTCGTTTGGTTCGATTTGTTAAATCGCAACAACCTCCAACTGAAGAAGGTGCTCAGCAGCCTACGGCTGAAGCAGTACCGACAGAAGTAGTAGCCTAATAAGATGGCAGGGACCCTGCCATCCTTTATATCATTTATAGTAATTACATTGGAACTAATATATCATGACTACAAACGTTATCATCCCATCATCTCCTACTGATCGTGCAAAAATTCAATCAGCATTGCGTGAAATTTCTGGTGCAATGACTCGTATCGAAGCCGAACGTGATTACATTAATGAATCACTCGGTGTTCTCGAAGAAGAATTTGAACTACCTAAAAAATACATGCGTAAGGTTGTTCGAATCTATCACAAACAAAATCTTAATGAAGTACAAGAAACAAATTCAGATGTAGAAGATATTTACAACGCAATCGTTGTGTGATATAACATACTAACAGGAAAATAAAAATGACAGCAACTATTAAACTTATCTTACTTATCGCATTGTTGTGCACAATTCTTTTCTTTGCACCTTTGGCAACAATCGCATCTCTTAACGTTTTATTTGGTTTAAATATCACATACACATTCTACACTTGGTTAGCTACCTTCTGGTTGACTTCTGTAGTATTTGGTGGAGCTATCTCTGCTGCTAAAAAGTAATACCCTTGTTGTAATTGAAAACCATGGAACTTTATTATGAACAAAAATCAGCATTTTATCTGGGTCGAGAAGTATAGACCACAGCGCATTGAGGATTGTATTCTTCCGCAGTCGATTAAAGATACCTTTACTCAGTTAGTTAAAACTGGCGAACTGCCAAACATGATGTTCTCAGGAACAGCTGGAGTTGGTAAAACTACAGTTGCTCGTGCGTTGTGTAATGAACTTGGTCTAGATCATATTGTTATTAATGGATCTGAAGAAGGTAACATTGATACCCTTCGTGGAAAGATTAAACAGTTTGCATCTACAATATCTCTTCAAGGCGGTTATAAGGTTGTTATTCTTGACGAAGCAGATTACCTTAATCCACAATCAACTCAACCAGCACTGCGCGGTTTCATTGAAGAATTCTCGAAGAATTGCAGGTTTATTCTTACGTGTAACTTTAAGAATCGTATCATTGAACCTCTCCATAGTCGTTGTTCTGTATATGAATTCTCTATCCCTAATGCTGAGAAGCCAAAGGTTGCAGCTCAATTCTTTAAACGACTCGTTGATATTCTTGGTGCTGAAAAGGTTGAAGTTGAACCTAAGGCTCTTGCCGCTCTCGTTGAACGTCACTTTCCCGATTGGCGTCGAGTTATCAATGAGTGCCAGCGTTATGCGTTATCAGGTAAGATTGATGCAGGTATCTTAACATCAATGTCGGATGAGTCAATTAAAGGTTTAATGCAAGCTTTAAAAGACAAAGACTTCAAAACAATGCGCCGTTGGGTCGTTGATAATATCGATATTGAATCGCAAGCAATCTTCCGTAAAGTATATGATACAATGGTTGATTATATGAAGCCTACTGCAATTCCTCAGGTAGTTCTTATTCTTGCAGAATATCAATATAAGGCTGCATTCGTTGCAGATCATGAGTTAAACGTAGTTGCATGCATGACTGAGATCATGGTAAACAGTGAATGGAAATGAGATGAAAAACGATTGCGTAATCTATGATTATGAAACACTTGGTAAGGATCCCTATAACTGTGTGGCAGTTGCGCTAGCAGCAATCACCTTTAATGAGAAGCGTTTTACCGAGGATCCATACACATGGGATGAACTCGTTCTTTCAGCACGAATGATTAAGTTTGATGCTCAAGATCAAGTAGTTAACTATAATCGTAAGATTGAAATGGATACAGTTAAATGGTGGAATGAGCAAGGTGCAGAGGCTCGTAAGATTATTGATCCATCACCTAATGATGCTCCTCTGAGCGAACTACCACGATTCTTTAGTGAACTTATTGAGTTTCCTCGTGAAGTGAAGAAAGTCTATACACGAGGTAATACATTCGATCCAGTCATTACTGATACACTTATGAAGAAGCTAGGACGAGAAGAGGTATTCCCTTGGTGGACTATTCGTGATACTCGTTCAATGATTGAGGGCCTTGCTTGGGGTTCTGATGTAGGTAAAGACTTTATACCAGAAGGTTTAGATAAAGTCTTTGTTAAACATAACCCAGTTCATGATATTGCTATTGATATTATGAGGCTTCAGTTCTTGGTACGTGCAATTAGTTAAAGAAGTAAACCTGTACATTATATTAAATATGTGGTATAATGGAATCTTATATTATGGAGTTATATTATGAATGATGCTTTAATGAATGCATTTGCTTGGATACGCGAAGACTGGTATAGTAACAAAGCTCGTTTTATTGTTGAGCTATTGGCTTGGGCTATCTCAATTGGTTGCGCACTTACGATGGCACTCACTGTGCCAAATCCACCTTTACTTGTTCTGTATCCTATCTGGATTCTTGGTTGTGCTATGTACGCATGGGCAGCAATCACAAGACAATCCTTTGGAATGCTCGCTAACTACATTCTACTTACTACGATTGATATGGTAGGTCTTATTCGGATGCTTGTACAATGACACCATTTGACTACCTTAACGCAATCAATGATTCGAAGAAAGATATCATGGTTGACGAAGCATCTCAGAAAGCGTACAATTCCTTTATGATTAATCGCGGCTTATCATACTTTCATGATACAGCATTATTGGCAAATGAAATGAATCGCTATCATCACCTCGATACAAAAGCGCAATTTCATTTTCTTATAAATACTGTTAGGAAGCGAAAGCGTTTTAGCAAATGGTTGAAGCCAACCGAGCTAGATGCTATTGAAGCCGTCAAAGAATATTATGGTTATAGTAACGCAAAAGCTCGCCAAACTTTGACTCTTCTTAGCAATGAACAAATTGAGATATTAAAAAAGAGGGTCTACAAAGGTGGAAGAAAACAACAATAATAATAATAATAATAATAATAATAGCAGCATTGGTAGCAGTCCAGTAGAATGGACTCCACTAATGATGTTAGAAGTACTACTCAACGAACCTGATGATTTTTTAAAGGTACGTGAAACACTAACGCGAATTGGTGTAGCCTCACGTAAAGATAATAAGTTATATCAGTCTTGCCATATACTACATAAGCAAGGTAGATATTTCATTGTACACTTTAAAGAACTCTTTCTGCTCGATGGTAAACCATCTAACTTGCTTGAGAACGATATTCAGAGGCGCAATACGATCGTTACACTGTTATCTGATTGGGGACTTATCACTGCGGTGAATCCAAGCCAAACACTTGATCGCGCACCATTACGCCAGATTAAAGTAATAGCATTTAAAGATAAAGATCAGTGGGAACTATGTCCCAAATATAACATTGGTTCAGTCCATGTTAGGAATGCTTAACTTTTAAATATATTATAGGCGTTAATAAATGATCTATGTAAAAGGTATGAAGGGTCTTGGTGATAACATATACCAAAGATCCTTTATTACTCAATTAGCATCTCGTGATAATATCTTACTTGAAACACCTTGGCCAGAATTGTACGATAATATAAATAACATAAGTTTCATTCGTACAGTAACAACACTTCGTACTCAAAATAAAAACATAGAACGTAATAGTAATATTGAATGGGTAGAGTATCCCTCAAAGGATATGACACCTATTAGAATAAATTATGCCAACAATGGGATAATTGCAGATATGAGTAAATGTTTTGGCATTACACCAGGCCCAATGGAATTGCCGGACTGGAGAGGTAAGTATCAATGGATAACAGATTTACCTAAGTTTGCGTTGGTACGTCCTGTGACTGTTCGAAGAGAATGGAAAAACACAGCAAGAAATCCATTGCCTGAATATGTAGCCGAGGCAACAAGAATTCTTAAGTCTCAGGGATATTATATTATATCGATTGCTGATATATGCGCGAATGAAGAATGGGCGCTTGATCCTATGCCGGAAAGCGATCTTCAGTTTCATGCAGGTGAGTTAAATATAAAAGAATTAATGGCGTTAGTAAATGCGTCATCAATGATTGTTGCAGGCGTAGGTTGGATTGTACCTGCAGCAATTGCATACGATAAGAAAGCATGGATAGTATTAGGGGGATGCGGTGATACAAATCATCCTGACAAAATAGGCAAGTCAAGTAAGATAGGGTATGCTAAACCTGATAACTACTGTATATGCGATAATCCTTTACACGAATGCGATAAAGTAATAAGCGATCATGAAAACAAATTTGTAAATTGGTTAAAACAATAATATGAAAATATTAACTATTCCCGGCATTGGTGATATACACTGGGTAATGCTAAAATTAGAATCTTGGATTGAGAAGAACTGTCCAGGTGAAATTCCTGAAGTACACGTTTGGAACTTCGATGGACGTCCAAGGTCAGAAGATTTTGTACGGCGTATCCCATTCGTAAAGTTTGGGGGATACTTAAATACTAAAATTGAAGACTTAGACTCTCGACAAAAGAAAGTTTTTCGAAGAAGTTATATGACTGGTCGTAATGGATCAGAAGAAAAAGGCTTCTTAGGATTTGATTCATATTTATGTGTAAATGGTCAACTACGAGTAGGCGACCAAATGAAAAACATTCTACCAAAGTATGAAACAAACTGGGATTACAAAATAGATTTAAAAGGTACAGAGTCTAAGATAAAAGAACCGTATATTATATTTTACTTTTCTGATCACGGTATGTTTACTCAATGGGTTGCTAATTTAACACCTGAAAAGATTAAAGAATTCTTAAGTTCAATTAAAGGTTACCGTTTAATACTGACCGGTTCTACTTGGGATGGACCATTCAATAAACAACTAGAAGATGCTGGGATTGAAAATTGGTGTGGTGATACAAGTTTAGACGAACTCTTATCACTCATTCGTGGTGCTTCTGCCTTTGTTGGTTGGTGTGGAGGTAATACTATTATAAGCCAACACTTAAATACGCCAACACTTATGCTTTGGTCAGACTACTTTCCAAAGAGAGCATTCCAAACGAATTGGGTTAAGCCCGAAAAGATTGGAACAATGTACAAAAATTTAAACGTTGAAAACTTATCAGTTAAAACGTTAACAAGAACACTAGGGGATTTACTTGACAAAGGAAAGTGATAAACTTATCTGGTTTCCTCGATTAGGTATAGGTTACTATCCAGTTGAAGAAGCGCCATATGATCAGGCGTATTGGGAAAAGTATCTTACATATGAAGATACACAAATAGGTCGTGATCTTAATACTGCTCGCGTTGACATGGTTTTAAAATATCAATTTGACTCATTGATTGATATTGGTATTGGTTCAGGAGCATTCATTAAAGCTATTCCATTTGCTAAGGGATTTGATATTAACCCTTCAGCAATTGAGTGGATGAAATCAGTTGATAAATTTACTGAACCATGCGAAGTAGATGCTATGTCATTTTGGGATGCATTAGAACATATACATAATCCTGAACACCTACTCTCGCTTGTTCGTAAATACGTATTCGTGTCTTGTCCAATATATAAAGATAAAGCACATATACTTAGAAGTAAACACTTCCGTCCTGATGAGCACTGTTGGTATTATACATCGGATGGATTAAAAGAATTCATGGCAAATTACGGTTTTGAATGTATTGAAGAATCAACAATTGAATCTGACCTTGGTCGTGAAGATATTGGTTCATTTACATTTAAGCGTGTATAAAATACCCATGCATGTAATCCCACCTTGGGACCGTTCGTAGCTACGGCAAAAGGCGTCCGGACAATTGGACTGTGCTCCGTCAATGCACGCTGGATAAAGTAACCAGCATTTTATAATTTTAACATGGAAATATTATGGCAACTATTAAAATTGTTCGATTGACATCAGGTGAAGAACTTATCTGTAACGTAATCACAGATACAAGAACTACAGACGGCCAAAACGCTATTCGCGTTGAAGATGTTGCAATCCTTATTCCTACACAATCTAACTCTCTTGGACTTGCTCCATTCATGGCATACTCAAATGCTTCTTCTGATGGGTTAATTATTAAGCATGATCATATTATGTTTACTGCAGATCCAGTTGATGGTCTACAGAAGCAATATGAGAATATGTTTAGCAAAATCATCACTCCAGGCCCTCAAAAGATCATCGTATAAAAACCTGTACATACACCCAATTTTGTGGTATAATAGTAGTATTGTGATGGAGGGTTGTTATTTTGACATTTTATACTTGCGTGAATAGGTATGGTAATAGTTTACTATATCGTGGTTATGATGATGGAGTTCGTTTTGCTCGTAAAGTGCAATTCGAACCCACTCTTTATACGGCCTCAAACAAAGAAACTGGTTATACAACGATCGATGGTACTCATGTAGCACCTCGTCCTTTTGGCTCAATGAAAGAAGCAAAAGAGTATGTTGAAACGTATAAGGATGTAGAAAACTTTAAGATATATGGTAACACTAATTATATCTCTCAGTTCTTATACGAGAAGTATCCAAACGAAATCTCGTTTGATCGTGATAAAATCAATGTAACATCGTTGGATATTGAGGTTGCATCAGACGATGGTTTCCCATTTCCTGAAGAAGCCGCACATGAAGTCATCTCTATTTGTGTAAAGTCTAATACAGACAATCGCTACTTCGTCTGGGGTCTTGGCGACTTTGATACATCAAAAGCACTCATGCAACATACAGCAATTGTGTATCGTAAAGTTGATAACGAGGTTATGCTGCTCAAAGCATTCCTTGATCATTGGCACTCTGAAACACATTGTCCTGATGTAGTTACAGGTTGGAATACTCGTCTGTTTGATGTTCCATACTTGGCTAATCGTATCAAACGTGTTCTTGGTGAAGATGCTGTAAAGAAGCTAAGTCCGTGGGGAATGGTTAACTACCGTCAAATCAACGTCAAAGGTAAATCACTTGACGCATATGAATTGTATGGTATTCAACAACTCGATTATCTAGACTTGTTTCAAAAGTTTGGTTATTCGTATGGTGCTCAAGAATCATATAAACTTGATCATATTGCCTATGTCGTTCTTGGTGAGAATAAGTTGTCCTATGAAGAGTTTGGTTCTCTACACTCTCTATATAAGAATGACCATCAAACGTTTATTGATTATAACATTCGAGATGTAGAACTTATTGAACGATTCGAAGATAAGATGGGTCTTATTACTCTTGCCCTTACAATGGCATATCGTGGTGGTGTGAACTATTCTGATACGTTTGGTACAACAACGATCTGGGATACAATCATCTATCGTGATCTAATGAATAAGAACGTTATCATTCCACCTAACACCGATAAGTATAAGGCAACCTTTCCCGGCGGTTATGTTAAAGATCCTCAGGTTGGTCTACATGAGTGGGTATGTTCTTTTGACTTAGCATCACTTTATCCTAACATCATTGTGCAATGGAACATGAGTCCTGAAACAATCATTGATGGCGTAATATCAGGAGTTGATCCTGATTCTTGTTTGAATGGTACTAACAATACTGATAACACTCCTGACGCCTGTATGGCCGCGAATGGTGTTAGGTTTAATACTACCAAGCAAGGCGTGATCCCTGCAATCATTGTACAGTATTATGATGAGCGTAAAGCAATTAAACGTAAGATGCTTGACGCTGAACAGGAACTCGAGAACACTGATAAGAAAGACAAACAAAAGATTATTCAAATCGAACGTACAATTTCTCGATATGAAAACCAGCAGATGTCTATTAAGATCCTGATGAACTCATTGTATGGTGCGCTTGGTAATAGATACTTCCGTTACTTTGATCTACGTGTCGCTGAGGGTATTACACTCACTGGTCAGATGGCGATTCGTTGGGCTGAGAAGGCAATGAACCAAAAGATGAACTCTATTCTTAAATCCAAGAATAAAGATTATGTTATTGCAATCGATACAGATTCACTTTATGTTTCATTTGGTGATATGGTTAATCAATTCAAGCCAAACGATCCTGTTGTCTTCCTTGACAAGATCTGTGAGGATACATTTACAACAACTCTGAACGATGCTTATGGTGAAATGTTTAATAAGTTCAACTGTAAGATTAATCGTATGGAAATGAAGCGTGAGGCAATTGCTGATCGCGGTATCTGGACTGCTAAAAAGCGATATATCCTTAATGTCCATAATAACGAAGGTGTACAATATGCAGAACCAAAACTCAAAATCATGGGTATTGAAGCCATTAAGTCGTCTACACCAGCAGCGTGTCGGGAGGCTCTTAAAGAATTGTTCAAGGTCATTATCTCCGGTTCGGAAGTTAAAACTCAGGGCGCTATTCAAGCTTTTAAAAAATACTTCTCTACGTTACCGCCCGAACAAGTGTCGTTCCCGCGGGGAATAAGCGATATTAAAAAGTGGACTGATAAGACAACTCGTTATAAAAAAGGTGTACCTATTCATGTTCGTGGTGCAATAGTATATAATATTGCTATTAAGGATCGTGGACTTGAAAAGAAGTACACTCTGATTCAAAATGGTGAAAAGATAAAGTTTTGTTATCTCAAGACACCAAACACTTTACGTGAAAACGTAATTGCATTCCCGGATTACCTTCCGCCTGAACTGCAGATCAATAAGTATGTAGACTATGACCTGCAATTTGAAAAGACCTTCTTGGATCCTATTCTTCCGATCCTTGATGCAGTTGGCTGGCAGTCCGAACCAAAACAATCATTGGAAGACTTTTTCGTATAGGAGTAGTATATGCTGATATTTAAAGAACTTGAAGGTAAAACCCTTGCAATCAACCCATCGCAAGTATGTCTCATTGGTGAAGGCGATAATAATACAACAATCGTTTCACTCGCCAATGATATTACTATCGTAGTAGCCGAATCATTCTGTGAAGTGAATGGTAAATTAGTTGCAGCTTTAGCAAAATGATGCGCCCTAAAACATATGCAGTTCTTGATCGTGCAATTGAGGACGGCGTTAAATATGGTATCAATCGTGCTATTAAGAGAGAACATCAATTAACAGACGAACAGTTTATTGATGAGATTAGAAATAGTGTTATGAATGAAATATACGAATGGTTTAATATTGAAGATACGATTGTACATTCTGAGTAAACTATGGTATAATATTAATATGATAAGGAATATGATATGAATTGGGTACAAGATATAAATGATATGCATGCTAAGTATGGTGTGCGTCAAGTGATTGAATCTTTTGATAATGAAAAGCTTGCACTGTTTCTTGAATTCAGAGCTAACTTTCTACAAGAAGAACTAGATGAATTGAAAACAGCAAAGAATGCAGATGATGTAGTAGATGCATTGATTGATTTAGTTGTAGTTGCTATTGGAACATTAGATGCTTATAGTGTAGATTCTTACACAGCATGGGATCGCGTATTTGCTGCAAACATGAATAAAGAAGTTGGCGTAAAAGCAAGTAGACCTAATAAACTTGGACTTCCAGACTTAATTAAACCGACAATAGAAACACACGGTTATGATTGGATTGCTCCAACACATAAAGATAATGTTGGTTTACTTTCTAAAATAGAGTTTCCATTAAAATTTTAAAATTAATTTATTAAATGTCTAATAAAACCTAGTAGTTGGATATAAATAGTTAATCTAACTACAAGGTTTAACTAAAATAAACTATTTACGTATACACAATGAAATCATAAATAATGCTAAAGCTCAAAACAGATCTAAGAAAACTGGTATATATGAATTGCATCATATAATAATGAGATCTATGGGTGGTGATGACAGTCAAGAAAATCTTGTATTATTGACACCTAGAGAACACTTTTTAATACATTTTTTATTGTGGAAAGAAAATTCTAATGATAGAAGATATCGAGATCCAATCTTTATGTTTAAGCATAAAGGCGCTTATAATAGTAGATTATATGAAGTAGCTAGAATCTCGCACATTAACGAAATGAAGACTAATAATCCATCATTACATTTAAATGAAGAAACAAAATTAGCAAAGAGAAATAAATTAGAGCAATACGTTAAGACTCAGCAACATCGAGAAAATATTTCAAAAGCTAATAAGGGTAAAACACCTAGAAGTGGTGCTATTTTATCTGAAGATAGTAAAAATAAAATATCAAAAGGTGTATCACATTGGTATAAGGAAAACGAAGTTTCTCAAGAAACTCGCGAAAAAATTAGAATAGCAAATACTGGTAAAAAACATTCAATAGAATCTATTGAAAAGATGAAGAAAAAAGCTTTAAGCCGTTCTAAATTTGAATGTCCTCATTGTAATATTATAATGGATGCTGGCAATTTGAAACAACATATTATGAGGAAACATTCTTAATGGCTATCTCATTTACGCTGTTTAAAAGCATATTTGATAATAAGACAGAGAAGCGTATGGACTTCTCAGGCTGGGAACAGTTTGAGGCTTTGCTATATAGTTTATCTAAGGTTGAGCGTAAATCTAAGCAAGACGCTCAACTTATTTCGCCGGCTGTTTATGAACCAAATACTACTCGCGCAAATAAAAACGTAACTGCTTGGGCGGGTTGGGCTGCGGTTGACGTAGATGACCACGAATTTAAAGGAAATTTAAAAGATGAACTACGTCTTAAGTACGGTCATTGGAA